CTCCCTGAGGACCGGTAGGGCCCGGATTACCCTTGATGATAGGCGTTGCCGGTACAAACTGCTGCGAGTTACCATCGTCGTAGAAGACAAACAGCGCTCCATCGGGATCGTTCCGCCACCACAGATCCCCAAGGACCGGCGAAATCGGTGGGGTTGGTCCCACATGGACGGTAGTACCGCTCCCACCGGCTTGGGTCCATATGGTATCATAGTCAGTGCCAGTCTTCTTTACAAGCTGCTGTCCCGCGAGGCCACCCGGGGGGACACCAACTCCTACTGGCCCTTGTGGACCCTGCGGACCTTGAGGTCCACCACCACCACTAGTGGTAAGTTTGTTGAGCCGATCTATTAACGCACCCGCCCAGACTACTACATCCTCCTTGCGGGTGAGCCTCGGTATGCTGTATTGTCTTTCAAGGGGCATAGCCGGGAGGTTGATCCAAAGCCAAGTACGGTCCGCCTGGCACGAACTCCTCAATAAGTCCTTGCCACCGGAACACTGGCCTAGTCGAGGTCTGTCGGATTCGGAACCTAACTACATTACCCGTTACTTTCCAATCCGCCAGCCCAAATCCTACCGCGTTCGGAATTATCAAGAACGTCCGCCACGATCGTCCACGATCAACAGATATGCCTAGCTCAAACGCGTCTGCATCGTTGTTGTACATATAGACCAGCATGAGCCGCTCTACGGTCCGCTGAAGGAACGGCCCGCTTGAATCAGGCATCATCAAGGCGCTAGTAGCGGTGTTGGTATAATAGTCCTTAGTTTCCACGAAACAGTCGATGAGTTCGCCGGTGTAGTACCCCTGAATATCTTTGCCAACGGAGATGGTAGTTTTGTCGGTTAGCCCAACTATCAGGCGCTTGGTGGCTTTGGAAGTCATCGCCTGCCACGTGGTCATACCCCACGAGCCCCAAGTTCCAGTGGCGTTGCCCCAGTTATTAGGCGTAACGTAGAACTCCGCATCACCGATCGCAGAGATATTCGGAAAGTAGTCGATCATCCAGCGGCCTTGGAGGAAGTCAAATATGTAGACATATGGACCTCCAAGCCAAAGCCAGTATTCATTCTGATCCGGATAGATCTTCCCAAAGTAAATGTCCCTACCTCCCACAGGGTCGACTACGTTCTCGATGGTCTTGTAAATGGGGTCCCCAATAGATTGAAGTTGGGAACCGTTCCATCCCCAGACGTTACCATCGTTGCCAACGAAGAACAGCATAATCCCGTTACAGTCGATCGTGTTTGGGTAGACGGTTCCAACATTCGAGGTCCGTTGCTCCATATTGAAGACCTGTGTGGTGGTACCACTACCGACCAGATCAGTTATGCTATGTTCTCGGAGGACCACAAGTCGGTTAGACAGTACCTTCATGCCCTGGATAGGCTCCTGCTCCGGCTCGTACATATCAATGAACCCAGAGCCCGTGCCCGACCAGTTCGTGTGATCCCCGTTAACCGGATAGCGGACCCGGTTCGCCCAGGATTTACCGGCCTCCGCCACGTTGCCGCAGCACAGCCGGTTGTTATAGTATTCCACGAACCTGCAATCCGTGAACGGTACGTTAGGAACCTTATCTATAAGATTTGCGCCACCCTTCCAGCGGTATACACCACCGGCATTCGCCCGAGCGAAGAAGAAGCAATCCTCCCCGGTGGTCCAGTCCCAGCGACCTGTTCCGGTCAGCGTGACCCCACCAATCTTGGTCCATTGCAGAACGTCGCCGGGCGCATTAACGCCCCACTTGTAGAATGATTGATCCGTTAGCATCACGATCCATTTGGTGGTATCATCCACTGAGAATCGTGCGATTAGTTGAATGGGAGAATCAGCCGCTGGAGCAAACGTAGCTCGACCGGGGCCGGGACGCACCTCATTGAAGCGAAACCGAACGTTGAGCAAGTTAGGACTTTGCCCTTCGGTTAAGCCATCAGCCGGCATCCCGTTATTCATCCCGCCGATCGGGATGGCGCGGCGTGCGTGCTGAGCTGGCACTAGGAAGTCCTACCCATCATCACGTAGCCGAACCGAGGGCTAGCGCCCAACGCAGTCGGATTGACGTTCATGGCCGACTGGGAACCGTTAGTAACCGTTACCCTTAGATCTAGACCCCACCTGGAATCAACGATCGTATTGACAGACATGAAGTTCTGGTTATTAGCCCAATACTGAACCAACGGACGCCACGCAGCCGAACCGTTGTCGTACTGCTCGATAGCAAGGACCAGTCCTAATCCACCAATAGGACCCACGAACTCTAGGTAGGCCGATACCATTCCGATGGAATTAGACGGCTGTATGATCTGATGATATTGAGGATAGCCGTATCCGCCAGGATCGTCGATGACGTAGTCAAATGGAATCTCGAACCTAGTTGCTCCACTCGCTATAGCAACCTGTGCTGAATGCCACAGGATACAGGCGGTGGCCTTGGCATCTGCGGGGCTTACCCAGGCCGACCCATTGTCGTACTCCATCGACTTAAGATCGGTGTTGTAGTAGACACGACCAGCACGACCAGCAGCCGGTCGAGCTGCGAGCGTGCCACCCGGTAGCTTATGCGGGCCATCGAGATAGTGCTCGACGCCTACCGATTGTTTTGTTGCTGCGCGAGTAGCACGGATAGCGTCGTCGCCCAGGGATACCGGATCGGTATCTTTCGGACTGAACTCGTCAAGAGTATCAAGTCCCATAGTCAACTCCTATGGTCGCTTCGCTATCTGCGTCGTCCATCTGGAACGCATCAAACCGGCGAGCCAGTTGGACCTCTACGAGCTGCTTTTGCGACGAAGCTTTATCCCATTGCTCGAGGGCTTCCCAACCCTTTTGGACCGCCATCGTCGTGAGGGGCTCATCCCACTCTCGATCAAGAATTGTCTCACCCCCCTGCACCAACTCAGGAGGCCGGACCCGATAGCGAATAGTGAACGTGTAGTCCACGTCAGGAATAGGATCCAGCTCTATCTGATCTTGGAATCGGGTGTATCGGGTAGGGATTCCTTGGATCTTCCAGGATCTGTCGAACTCGCTGGGATCTTTTCGTCGCATCTTGATTTGGAAGTTCTCATTACGCATGTCAAGAATGAACCAGAGGTCCGGGAAGTTGAGAGAGACTTGATAGATGTACTGTCCCGCCGGCGCAGCCAGTGAGGCGGATCGGTCGATCGCGTAGAACGTGAACCTCGGGGATAGGAGCAGTTCATAGTACGCATCGTTCAGCCAGATGAGGGATCGAGGGGTTAGGTCGGACCGGTTACCCAGCCGATACGTTAGCTCCGTCAGTATTTGGTTTACATTCATGAGCCTTCCTCAACCGGACCCTGATCTGGAACCCGCTGCTGAGTCGGATTCGGGCGCTCGTCCTCTGGGAGCCGCAAGCTCTCCATGTAGTCGGAATGCGCGAGATTGTCCGCACAAGCAGGGTCTACGAGGACCCTAAACTTGTAGTGGCGGACCATCTCAGTCTGGGGGAAGTCCAGACCGCAGATGGCACACTCTGCCCAGCTAGATTTAGCTCGACGTGCGTATTGGCTCATGACACCTTAGCCTCTGTGAAATTTCAGGTTATGAAATTTCGTCGAGTCAGCGCTTCTTTGCCTTGGCCGGCAAGCCCTTAGTCTTCGTCCCGGCAAAGTCCTTCAACTGGGATGAGGACATCCCCGTCTTGGTCTTCTTCCCTGCCTGCTTACGTGCCAACTCAGCACCCATGAAATGCTGCTGAGCCTTCGACTTGGCGGGCATTAGTCCATCTCTCCTTCGGCCCAGTCAGGACCGGAGCGGCGCTCCTGCATGATTAGAGTTCCAGCTCCACCTGTGGTAGCTACTTGATACCAAGGTGAAACCGGACACTTGGTTGGATCAATACTGGTGACCTGGCCAACAGGAGCCGTCTGAGCGACTGGTGTACTCCACGGTCCCGTTGGACTCAGGCCACCAGCTATCGTTGCAGTCCCGGCTGCCATGAACAGCGAAACCGGAACCGATGACCGTCCGTCAACCGTTGCAGTGGCGCCCGAGTTCAGCTTGATTCTATATTGGTGGAGCATGGTTATCTCCTAACTGAGCGCGTACGTCATCCAGTTGGCGGCAACATCGAACTTCGGTGTATTCGTAGCGTCGATGTATAGAGCTACCGCGGTCTTGTGATCGCCGCTCAATAGGATGAGCGCTCCGGACTTGCCCGCTGATTCGACAACAAGAGCCTCGCTGTCGTCATCGTAACCGAACACGGTGCGCCCGTCTCTCCGGTTGCCCAAGGAGCCCGAGCCGGCAGGAACCGTTAGGGCCATGTGGTTCGTTGCATCGCCGGCTGCCCACGCAACTTCGTCGCCGTAGCAGAGCTGAGGCGTTGCGCCTTCGGTCACGTAGAAGTACATGATCTTCGAGCTAGCAGAGTACATGATCCCAAAGGCAGGAAGATTGGTGTTATTCGCGACGAACTTGGGACCACAGACCTTTACGGAGCTCGAGACCCGATCTGACCCTAGGACCGTTACACCCCGAACTCCACTAGGATCCCAAACCGCGGCTGGAACGGCGGCACCAATCGCGATGCCCGTGCCGGGGCTTGTCATTACCTCGGTGACACCACCAATCCGGGGGGTGAGGGTGGTGGTGCCATCGAGATAGATGTAGTACTCGGTGGGATTGTTCGGTGAAGGGCCGGCGGGACTAGGACCCCCACCTCGGCCCAACACCAACACCCCACAGGTGGACAGCTTGGACTGAATACCTATCGCGCTAACAGCGCGCTCGGTACCCAGAGCTGTCACCTTGCGAGGATACTTGATCATCAGACCCCTCCGGACGACCCGTAGAGGTTGCGCCACTCCGAGCAGCCGGCGCTGAGACGCTGCGTGCACTTGAACTTCGCATCGCCAGTGTCGAAGTCATCGCCGTTCTGCAGGGTGATCTGCCGGCGGTTGAACATGACGAGTCCATCCTCCGCGTCCTTGTCGGTGATGACCCACCATGCGTCCGGATCGGTAAGGTACCGCGACCAGATCGGAGTGAGCCGACCCTTGAGCGGGTTGACCTCGTTGTTGGCCGTGAACGGTCGGTACTCCGACTCGAGCAACTCCGTCACCAGGAACAGATCACTGGGATGGAACAGGAGGGTTCGCGGCTCGACATCGACGGGCAGCCGCTGATCGTCGACCATCGTGTTGAAGTTCAGGATCGCCGCCTCGAGTGCCGCGTAGCTGATGTCGACGTCGTTGGTCGGCCGGTTCGCCAGAACACCGCCGCCAAGGAGGTTGTGCGTGGTGCCAACGAGAGGCTGGAGCACGCCCTTCTTCGGGAAGCCGTACTCCGTGGTGAACGAATTGTTCACGACGTTGAAGCAGAGAACTTCCCGGGCCACGAGTGCGGAGCGCTTGAGAGCCCGCCCGTTCTTCTTGATGATGTCGTACAGATCGTCTTCGAGCATCTCCTCCGAAGCCCGGAAGCCCTGCCCGAAGGTGAGATGTGTGAACCGCTTCGGTTCACCTTGGATCATGTCCTGGTAGATGATCGGGCTGCCTTGAGGCTTCTGAGGCTGGATGCCGAGGGCGGCGACTTCCAGGTTCTCTTCCCACGCGCGGGACGAGGTCTCGACCTTGAAGATCCTCTCGTACTCGGTTGGCGCGTCCTTCTTGTACAGGAAGAACACGTTCCTGACACCGGGCACGAGTAGTCGACTAAATGCACCAGTTACGGCTGCCATCAGAGACCCCCGCCCGCGGTCCTGGTAGCCGCAGCCAGCTTGAAGTACACCGTCTGGAGCTGCGCGAGCGGGCTGTACGGACCGATGCCCGTGATGATGCAGGTGCCGGCTGCGCCCTGCGACGTGTTGTCAACGATCCACCCGAGGGTGCCATCCTTGACGAGGTTGTACGTATCACCGACTATTGTGTCGGTCTTCTGTGCGCCCTTCATCACGGACTGCATCACAACGTCATCGTTGTTCAGCAGCACGATGAGCTTGTTGGCCGGGTCACGTACGGCGTAGTTGTGACCAGCTTCCTGCGCGAATCCCAAGAACGGACCAGCGGCAACCGCCTCCGCTACTCCGGTTGCTAGAGCGAACACTACCGGAGCTCCCACCTCGAACGTCTGGGTGATCGCTTCCATGTAACTGTTCAACATGGGCGGTCCACCAGTCGTCGACTGAGCTACTTGAAGCATAGCTTAGCCTTTCTTACTGGATGAAGTTGATTCGTTGAATTGGCTTTCGGTCATCTGTCCACTGTAAGAGCCCTTGCCCTCTTCCTGGAACGCTCGGC